GGATGCAGGGAGACCGTGTTGCACTTCGCGCACATTGGCGCAGGAGTGGCAGCCGTCGCGCTCGCCCGGCGAGAGGTAGCCGATGGCGCTCTTGCAGGATTGGATGCTGCCCATGGTCAGCCCCCCCTCGGCCTGGGCCTCTTTGATGGCCGCGTTGATCAGGTTGTTCACCGCCTTCTCCACGGTGCTGTCCACGCTCTTGATGAGGGGCTGATCGCCGTCGCCCTCCACTGATACGCCCAGGCGCTTACGCAGGCCGGGCTCCAGCTGGGCCAGCACGCTCGCCACCGGCTTCTCGGTGGTCTTGATGAGCAGTTCGACTTGGTCAGGCGAGATCTCGCCCGCCTCGGCCATGCGCCTGATGCGCGTGCAGACCTTGTCGTCGTCCTCCCACTTTAGTGACCCCTGCGACGCCTGCATGCCGAACTTGATCCCGTCCACCACGTAGCTACGCGGCTTGGCGAACAGCTCGGGGTTGGCCTTGATCAGTTCGGCCAGCTCGGCATGCTCCTTGGCTATCTGGCGTGAGACCCGCTTGATATCGGACATGGCGCCGTTCTTGACGGTGTCGATATTGGCCTGCAGGGTGAGCATCAGTACGGAGAGCTTGTCGCGGGCTTCACTCAGCGTGGCCGCGCGCTTCTGGATGTCTTGGAGGGTTGCCATGTCAGGCTCCTTTCTTGCGTTCGATCTCTGCGCGCCAGGCGCGCACGGTGGGGGAGGTTCCTGCGGGCACTGGCGCCGAAGGCGCTGGCCGAGGGTTGGTGGCGGGCATGCCCTGCACCAGGTCGGCCACGCTGGCCGGGCCGTTGACGGTGGGCGCACGCGGGCCGGTGCGCAGCTGCTGCTCGTGCTGCTCTTCGGCCTGGTGCTCCTGCTTGTCGGCTATGCCTGCCAGGACGGCGTAGAGGTAGCCATGGCCGGACATGGGAAGCTTGAGTCGCCCGGCGGTGCGCGCGGCCAGCATCTGCTCGATGGCATCGGCCCAGGCGTTCAGAGGCGCTGGCCAGTCCCGGCCCTTGTGCGTGATTGCCTGGCGCTGCAGGTCGGGCACCAGCTGCTGGATGATGCGCACCTTCTTGCGCAGCGTGAGGCGCTGTTTCTCGGGCGCGAACAGGGCGATGTACTGCACCACCAGGTGGGCCATGGGCACGCTCAGGGCCACCAGGCGGGCGAACGCGTGTTCGTCGTCCAGGTGGCCCACCAGGTGCTCCAGCGTCAGCTCGGTGCCGCAGGCGGGGCAGGCGATGGTCTCGGCCGCTTTGGTCACAGGGGCCAGCCTTTCGCCTGCAGATAGCCGGCGGCGGCGCCGATGGCTCCACCGATCAGCAGCAGCTTGATGACGTCGAGCGCCACCCGCTCGATCCAGGAGCGGGGCGCCATGCGCCAGCGGTGGCGCGGCACCAGGTCATCGTCCGCGCCGGGCGCGAAGTAGAACCCGCCGCAAGGCAACTTCTCGGTGTCATGCCGGGCCGAGACGCCCGCCTGGGCGCGAGCCCGCCAGGCGCTGTACGGCTCGGCCTCGATGCGGGCAGCGGCCGGGAACTTCGTTTTCGCCGCCTGGGCAGCGGTCACGGCATCCGCATGCTCGCCGTAGTGCCGGCTCGTGGTTCCGTCCGTGTTGGTGATCTGGACCATGTACGTCGGCATGTCAGCACCCCGCGATGACCTGGGCGTCCACCTTGGGAAAGCCCACCTGCACCGCCGCGTTCAGGGCGCGGCTGACCAGGTTGTTGACCACCTGTGGGTGGCAGATGCTCAGTGCGTCCTTGTTGATGAGCCGGGCCCGGATGGCGTCCACTGCATCGGGCTCGAACACGTCGGCCAGCTTCACGCCGACGCGGTCGAACTTGTGCTCCAGGTAGCCCTGCAGGTCGTTGTCAAGCGGCTCCATTTCGATCTGCTCGCAGCGCTGCACGATCTCGCGCACCTCCGGGTCGCGCTCGTTGAGCAACTGGCGCATCTCCTTGGTCTGCCCGATCAGGCACACGCCGATCAGGCGGCGCAGGCGGTCGCGCATCTCCATGAAGGTCTTGAGCTGCTTGAGGGTGTCCACCGGCAGGCGGTGGGCCTCCTCGATCACCAGCAGGTGGGAATAGCCCGCTGCGCGGCTGGACTTGAGCAACTCGTGAATCTGGCTGGAGCGCTCCTCGGGGTCGCTCTTGCGCGACATACCAGGGGCCAGCGTGCGGAAGATCGCCGTCTCGATCTGGCTGGGCTGCATGGTCTTGCCGCCGGACTTCTTGGGCTGGCGCGGATAGGGCTTGATGACGATGATGGGGCGGCGCTCCTCGTGGATGCGCTCCTCAAGGTCGTCGCGCAGCGTGCTCTTGCCGCTGCCGCTCTCGCCCAGGATGGCCACGAAGCTGTGGTTCAAGGCCGCGTCCAGCATGACGCGGCTGACGTAGCGCCCATTGGCCGTGGTGTACACGTCCGCGCGCGACTGGATGTCGTCCTCGAACGGGCTGCGGGGCAGCTGGAAGTGCCGCTTGGCGGCAGGGGTGATCTTTTCGTTGCGCAGTAACATCGACTCTTCCTCCTGGGGTTCGGTTGGTTCAGGGCTCTCGGGGGCGGCCTCGCCGAGGTGCAACTCGGCGGGGCCAACTTCTTTGCGGGCTGCCACCACACGGGACGGGGGCAGCACCAGGTCGCGCAGGAGGGCCATGGACACGCCACGGCCCTTGAGGTAGTCCACGGCGCGCTTGCGTACTTCGCCAGGGCCGCGCGCGGGCAGCAGGCCGTGCTTGACCAGGCGGCAGGTGGCGGCGGCGGACATGCCCATGGCGCGGGCGAATTCGGCCTGGGTGATCTCGTGCTGCTGCAGCACGGCGTGCAGGGGCGGCATCACGGGCATGGAGGTGGTGGCGTGCATCACTGGCCCCCTCCCACCACGCGCAGCCCGGCGCGCACCGTGAGGCGGTCCTTGAGGGCATCCAGCTCGGTCACCGGCACGCCCTCGGGATGCAGGTTCTTGAGCGTGGCCACCAGCTCGGGCGACATGGCTACGCCCTTGGCGGTGAGGGCCTTGGCGGCCTCGAAGTGCGTGAGCAGCTCGGGCGCGGCCTGGGCCATGCGCGTGCTGGTCTGCAGCTCGGTGCCACGGCGGGGAATGAACGTGGGCAAGGTGGCCTCCACGATGTGCTTTTCAGGGTCGATGCGGCCACCGAACGGGGCGACCTTGGCTTTGCGCTTGGCGGCGGCCTCTTCGAGCGTGCTGGCCTGCATGGCGAGCAGCTCGACTTCCTTGCGGTGGAGGTCGGCCCGCGTGTCCGCGTGACGGCGGTAGTCCTCGCCGATTACGTTGCTGTGCTCGCCCAGGCTGAAACCGTCTTCGCCCTTGACCACCAGCGGCACGGGGTGCAGCAGCTCTTGGCCGTCGGCATCGGTGTCCACGATCAGCGCTGCATTGGCCTGGTAGGGGCTGTAGGTGACCATCACCTTCTCGCCGACCATGACGTGAGGCACGCCGCTCACGTCGTAGAAAGCGTTGTTGAACTCCACGCGCAGGTGGTCGCTGACCTTGCGCTCCACCGGCGTATGGGTGAGCAGCTCGCGGCACAGCTCTGGCGATGGCGCGATGCGCAGCTGCTCTTCCTGGATCGTCATCCACTGCTCCGCGCGCGGCTTGTTGTGGCGCGAGTGCTTCTTGGTGGCGTTGAACCAGCGCAGCCAGCGCAGCACGCGGGCGTTGAGCTCGTCCAGGCTGTGCACGGGCTTGAGGCGCAGGCCGCTCTCGAAGTCGCGCTCCAGGATGTTGCGGGCGTTCTCCACCTGGCCGGAGGCGCGCGCGTTCTCGGGGGCGTGCGCGATGGGCTCCACCTTCAGGCGGCGCAGCAGGTTCTTGAACAGGCCGCTGGTATTGGCGCTGCCCATGTCCATCATCAGGATGAAGGGCACGCCGTAGAACGGATCGTCCCCGCGCTGCTGGATGGCGGCGATGAAGCACGCGGCGATGTTGGCGGCGCTCTCGCCGTCGAACACGTAGCAGGCGAAGATGCTGCCGCTGTTGTGGTCGGTGACCTCGTAGCTCCACACGCGCCGGTCTTCGATGCGCTTGAGGTTCTTGGGCTTGTTCTTGTTGAACTTCTTGGCCTCCATCACCTGCAGGCCCATCTCGGCAGGGTTGGTGGTCTCCAGGTAGTACAGGACGCACAGGCTGGCGTCGATCTGCCAGACGTGGTTGGGGTGCAGGCTGCGCAGCTCGCGGGCGGGAGCAGGCTGCAGCAGTTGGTCGGGGTGCAGGCCGTACACGCGCATGGCGCGGGCAATGGCGCTCACCGAGAGCGGCTTGCACTCGCCCGAGTCCGGGTCGATGCGTTCAGCCCGGATGGCATGGTTGGAGCGCAGCACGTCCACCGCGTGGCCGATGGTGTAGAGGCGCTTGTTGTTCTTGCGCAGGCCCTCCAGCACCATCGCGGCGATCAGCTTGGCCTCTTCGCGGGTGAGCGCCACTTCGCCCGCATCGCTGCGCTGGCGGCGCTGCGGGCGCAGCGTGGTTTCCTTGAGCGCCCGATAGATCGTGGAGCGCGAGCGGCCCGTGGCGGCGCAGAGCTCGTCGATGCGCGCGCCCTTGTCGCCGTGCTCGACGTCGGCTAGGCGCGCGTGCACCAGGGCTTCGTTGATGGGAGGTGTGACGTTTGCCGCCATGGTGAGGCCAGGCCCTTATTCCTTGTCCCACTCGGCCATTTCGGAGGCCAGGCGCTGGTCTGCCGCGTTGCTCACGTCGGGCAGGTTGAACTCCTCTCGCAGTGCATTGATCTGCGCTTGCACCTGGCCGACCAGACCCGCCATGAACACGTCGTGCGCTCTGGTCTCTTGGCCGTTCTCGACGCTGAGAGCCGCCAGCGCCTGGCGCAGCCCGCCCAGGATGAAGCCCTCGGCTTCGGTGGCGATGGCGGTGGCTTCCTTCTTGAGCCCGGCAAGCTGCTCGTCGGGCGGCAGCTTCTCGATGCGCCTGAGGTCGCGCTGCAGCTTGTCGATGGTCTTGTTCTTGGTGGCCAGCACGTCCTCGCTGGCCTTCAGCTCGGCACGTACCTCGGCGGTAGCGGTCTCGGCCTGCTGCACCTTCTCGGCCAGGTCTTCAATCACCGAGAGCACCTCGGCCTTGGTGCTGCCGTTGCCGATAGCGGTGCGGATGACTTCGAGTTTTTCGGGCGGCAGGGCGCGGGCAGCGCGCAGGGCCGAGTCATTCAGGCGCAGGCGTGCCGCGCCTTCATAGACTTCCTCGCCGAAGGTGTCGAATTTCTCCTCGGCGTCCAACATGGATTGGTAGGTGCGCCCGAACAAGGCGGGGCAGGCTTCTTTGATCGAGTCAAACTTTTGACTGCTGCCGTCCTTCAAGCGAATCGGTAAGTGCTTGATTTGTTTGGATTCTCGGATGCGCTTGAACAGCTTGATGTGCGCCGCCGAGGCAAACTTTTGAATCAGATCGAACGCTTGCAGTGCGCCAATGCCCGTGGCGAGTTCGATCAGTTCCTCCTGGTCTTGCTGGGCCTGGTCGCGCATGGCGACCATTGCGCCCGCGACCTTCTCGGTGTCGATGGCGTGATCCGTGTCTTGCGTGGTGATTTCCTTGGCCGGACGGCCTGGCTTGTTCTTGAAGAAACGCTCTTCGAGCTGCGCGTCGGTGAGTTCTTTGCGGGCCATGGGGTTCAGTCGGGGTTGCGGGTAAATCGGTTGCGGGCTTCATCGACACGGCGCTGAGCCGTGTCGATGGCGCTGAAGACCTTGATGGACTGCTGGGGCAAGCGGGGCGTGAGGCGCCAGTGGCCGGTGGCCTCGTCGCGTTCGGCCCAGCCCCCAGTGCAGAGGTTGTCCAGGTCGCGGGTGATGACGCTGGGCGACACGCCCAGCGCCTTGGCGAGCGCGGCGGGCGGATAGCCGCCAACCACGTCGCCGAAGAGCGCGACGGTCAACTTCATGAGGCGCTGCTGCGGCTCGTTCGTGTAGTCGGTGGCGCGGGTCATGCAGCCGCCCTCCACGCCGCTGTCTCGACCTCGTACCAGAGCGTGCTGCCGCTACGCAGACGCCGCGCACCGGCGCGCTGTGCACGCGCCTCAGCCAGGCGGCCGCGCTCCAATCGGCAGCGGTAGCGCTGGCCGCGCACTTCGGGGAACACGAATTGCACGGCGGGGTCGAGATCGCCCGTGTAGGTATGGCCGGAGCGCAGCGCATAGGCAGCATCCGTGCCTGCCATGTGGACCGTGGCGCGCGTGCCGCCTGCGGGGTGCCACAGGGTGGGTGCATCCATGGCAGCGCCTTCGTCGGCCTGCCAGTCGAACCAGTAGTCGCCACGCATGCGCAGGCTTCCACGGCCACCACCACGCCAGCCGTGCTCGGCGATGCGGAGAGCGGTGGTCATGCCGCCGCTCCTGCAGCGGCGGGCTTCACGCGGCGCAGCACAGGCTTGTTCTTGGGAGGCCAGATGGCGTCCACCGACTTGCCCACTATTTGGGCGATCCGCTGGGCGATCCGCTCGGACTTCGCATTGCCATTGATGACATGCGAAACCATGGAGCGAGAGACGCCCAGCTCTTCTGCGATCGCGGTGGGCGTGGTGCCCTTCATCCGAATCGCGGCCTTGATTTCCTCGGCATGCATGGTCTGTTACCCTTCGACTCAACTTGTTTAGGTCACAGCAGGGATTTGCTGCGTTGAGTTCAATTCTGGGAGATTGATCTCCCAATGTCAAGGGGTGTTGATGTGTCTTTGTTGATTGACCTAGAGGCCATTGGTCAGCGCATCAGTGGGCTGCGAGGAAAGATTTCGCAGGCGGATTTCGCCGCCAAGCTGGGCATTGACCGCAAGACGGTGGGTACCTGGGAAAGAGGTGAACGGCTGCCCGACACACGCGCACTCCTGGTCCTCTGGAATGAGTTCGATGCAGATCCCGCATGGGTTCTCACAGGCAGCGGCTTTGCTCCGGCAACCAGTGACGATGAGCGCGAATTGCTAGCGCTATTCCGATCTGCTCCATTGGCTGGAAAGATGGCCGCAGTGGGGGCGCTACAGGGGGCGTTAGACGCGGGGGGAGCCAACTCGCAAGCCCAACGCAAGGCTGCCAAGCAAGAATCATCGGCACCTGACATGAGGCGTATGCAGATGACAAACAGCGCCAATGGCGGTGTTCAGATCGGCTATGCCGGAGGCAAGGTTTCCATCAAGAAAGGGAGATGAGTTGGCAGAGCTACCAAAGCAGCTGCGAGCTTGGATTGCCAAGCTGGTCCCGCAGCAAAAAAATGGAGGTGCCGGTGCCGTTCAAGTCGGTTCGGTTGGGGGCAACGTCACAAGCAATGTGACCATCGTCAATGTCTTGGCACCCCCGCTAGAGGCTCCAAAACTGGCATCAGCCGACCAGCGGGAGGTTCTCGCATTGATCCGAAAGTTGCACAACAGAGAGGCTGTTTTCCACTGGATGCAAAAGTCTTTTGGCACGCGCATGGTCATAGACCTTAAGCCCAGCGAACTTCTGCGCACTCGGCGCTATGTTGAGACAATTCACCGTCGCCTGAAGAGGGAAGAAACATGACGATTAAGCCTGCTGTTTTACTGGTCGCCGCGCTGTTGTGCATGCCTGCCTGGGCGATCAACAAATGCAACGGGCCTGATGGCAAAGCGGTTTTTCAGGATGCGCCTTGTGCCGGCACCGGGATCACTGTGGCTGAAGACATTGAGCAAAAGAAGAAGGCGGCGCAAGTTAAAGCAGCCCCAGCAAAGCCTTCAGTGCCCAGCAGTTACGAGATGCCCTCGCAGGTGTCGATCCAGGAAGATGTTCAACGGCGCGTGCAAGCCGCAACGAAGGAGGCAGACGCGACCCTCGCGCGGGCGCGAGCGAACTGCAAGAAGGAAATCGCCGAGTACCCAGTGATCGGCATGACCGAAGCGGATTTCAAGAACTGCACGAATTTTGGCCTGATGGTGAAGCCAGAGACCGTGAATGAAACAGAAACTGCCGCAGGGGTGACCAGGCAGTACGTGTACCGCAACCATCACTGGGTGCGGTTCCTGTACACCCGCAACGGCATCGTGACGGCAATTCAACGCTGAGGTCGATCACCATGCCCAACACCAACCGCGCCATCGCCAGCCCATCGGGCCACCCAGGCGTTGACTGGTCGAAGGCTCCCAGGCTGGCGCGCTGGTGGGCCATGGATGCCGATGGGCAAGCGCATTGGTTTTGGGAGCCCAACGTGGCCGCGTTCACCAACTTCTGGTTTTCCGAACGCGCTCCTGCACCGGATTTCGGCTATTCGGGCGACTACAAACAGTCCCTGACGGCGCGGCCGCCGCGCCCCTCGATTAAATAAAACACTTTAGTTAGAGCCCTTCGCGCGCGCGCGGCACATTGCCGCGCATGCCGCCGATAAAAGCCTCAACCCGGCACCCTCGCCCAGGGGTGCCCCATGGATAACCGCGTTGCCATCGCGGCCCTGGTGCTGTCCGCCACGGGCCTGGTCTACATAGCCCAGCGCGAGGGCTACAGCGAGCAAGCCTACCCCGATCCCGTGCACGGCACCAAGGTGCCCACGGCAGGCTTTGGGACCACGGGCCCCGATATCAAGATGGGCAGCGCGCTGCCGCCCGTGCGTGCCCTGGTGCGCCTGCGCGCAGATGCCAGCGAGAAGGAAATCGCGCTCAAGCGCTGCATGGGCGACGTGCTGCTCTACCAGCACGAATGGGACGCCTTCGTGGGCCTGGCCTACAACACCGGCACCACGCCAGTGTGCAAGAACAACGAGCGCACGGGCCCCAGCACCATCGTGCGGCGCCTGCAGGCGAACGACCACAAGGGCGCGTGCGAGGCCATCCTGCTCTACGACCGCGCAGGCCCCGTCATCAAGCCGCAGGACCGCTGCAGCCACCCCGACAACCGCACCTGCAGGGGCGTGTGGACTGACCGCCAGCGCCTGCTCGCCATGTGCCTCGGGGAGCCCATGCAATGAGTGCGCGGCTGATCGCATATGGCGTGCTGCTGTGCGCCGCCATCGTGGGCCTGAAGGCTTGGCAGTCCCACCTCATCACGCAGGGCGACACGCGAGGCGCGGCCCGCGTGCAAGCCGCCTGGGATGCCCAGGAGCACGCACGCAACGACGCGACCGCGCGCGACAACGCCACCCGTTTCCGCAATGCCGAAAGGACCGCCCATGAAGACGCCAAACGCGAGGCCGCGCGCCGTGCTCGCGATGCTGCCGCTGCTGCTGCTGTGCGCGAGTTGCGCGACGAGATCGCCCGGCTCAACGACCGCCCCCATCCCTACCCGCCAGGAGATGCCGGCATTGCCGCCTGCGCTCGCGATGCCACCACCGCAAGAGAGCTTTTCGGAGAGAGCGCAGGCGCTTATCAGGAGCTGGCGGCAGAGGCTGACGGACTCCGCGACCAAGTGATCGGGCTACAGGACTTTGCGCGCACCGTGTGCCGCGCTGGCGGGGCGCAGCAAGCTGCAGAAGTGGAGGAGACCAATGGTGTTTGAAGTGACCTTGGCCAACGCCATCACGGTGGTGGCGTTGGTGATCGCCGCGATGTGGGCGCTTTTCAAGCGGATGAGCGTGCAGCAGGAGCGGCGGCTGAACGACCGCTTCGATGCGCTCACCGACGCGATGAAGGACGTGGCAAAGGCGCAAGAGCGCAATGCAGATGCCACGGCCGAGCTGGAACGTCAGTTCCATGCGCATCAGGTCGAGCTCGCCCGCGACTACGTCCGCCGGGATGACTTTGTGCGCCACCTCGGAAGCATCGAGACGCGCATCGACAACTTCGCGCTGCGCGTGGAGCGCGCGCTCAACCAACTGATGGGAGGCCGCCAATGATCGACATGGCAAAGACCCGCCGCGAGGACATGCGTTGGCACTTGCTGTCGGCCATCAACCTGAGCCGGCCCGTGGGCATCTACACCGAGCCGCTGCTGGCAATCGTGCGCGCGGTGTACCCCGATGCCACGCACCAAGAGGTCCGCTTGCATTTGGATTATTTGGAAGAGCGCGAGATGGTGCGCATCAGCAAAGACCCGCTGGACCGCTGGATGGTGGACCTGACGCGCACGGGCATCGACTTCGTTGAGTACAACATCGACGCGCAGCCCGGTGTATCGCGCCCCAAGATCACGCAGGTGTAGGCATGGCCCCGCGTAGCAAGGTGCATTCGCTGCCGCCCGAGCTGAAGGAATGGCTGGACGCCGAGCTGGTGCGGCGCGGCTTTGGCGACTACGTGCAGCTCGCGGCCGACCTGAAAGCGCGCGGTGCCGATGTGTCCAAGTCCGCGCTGCAGCGCTATGGCTCACCCTTCGAGCAGCGCATGGCGCAGCTCAAGATGGCCAGCGAGCAGGCCCGCGCGCTGGTGGACGCTGCGCCCGACGAAGAGGACAAGCTGGGGTCCGCCGTCGTGCGCATGACGCAGGAGAAGATTTTCAACCTGCTCATGGAGCTGGACATCAAGGCCGAGGATGTCGATGTCAACAAGCTCTTCAAGAACGCGGCCGAGATCGGCAAGGCCAGTGTGACGCACAAGCGCTTCAGCATGGAGGCGCGCGCCGCCATCGAAGCCGAAGCACGGCGCAAGGCCCTGGAAGACGCCAGCGCCACGGCGGTGGCCACGGCCAAGCAGCAAGGGCTTTCGGATGTTGGCGTCGAGGCGCTGCGCCGAGCGATCGCGGGAGCGCTGTGATGCTGGTGATCTCGCACGCGCGCCGGACCGGCCTGCTCGAATACCAGCGGCTCTGGCTTGAATACATGGGGCGCCACGGCAATCCCAGGCGGGCGGGCACGGTGATCATCTTTGACGACGTCGAGGTGTTGAGCAGGGGCGAACGCCGGCGCAAGGCCGCGCGCGCGGCAAAGCATTGCCGCCCCGCGCTTCGCCGCGCCGCAGCCCTTGCGCGAGGAGTGCGCTGATGCAGCAGTCCGCCGTCGCGCAGGCCACGCGCATCCTCATGCAGTACCAGGTGGATTGGATCAACGACCAGTCCCCCGTGAAGATCATCGAGAAATCGCGCCGCATCGGCATCAGCTATGCCGAGGCGGCCGACGATGTGCTGTACGCCGCCAGCGCCAGCGGGGCCAACGTCTATTACATCTCCTACAACGAGAAGATGACCCAGGGCTTCATCCAGGACTGCGCCACCTGGGCCAAGGCATTCAACGCGGCAGCCGGGCAGATCGAAGAGTCGGTGATCCAGGAGGAGGACAAGCAGATCCTCACGTACACGATCAAGTTCGACAGCGGCCACATGATCCAGGCCTTCACCAGCAACCCGCGCAACCTCCGCTCCAAGGGCCGGCCGGGTGAGCGCCTGGTGGTCGATGAAGCCGCGTTCGTGGACGACATCAAGGAGCTGCTTAAGGCCGCCATGGCCATGACGATGTGGGGCGGCCAGATCCGCATCATCAGCACGCACAACGGTGCCGACAACCCGTTCAACGAGCTGATCAACGACGTGCGCGCGGGCCGCTACGACTACAGCCTGCACCGCGTGACGCTGGACGATGCGCTGCACGATGGCCTCTACCGCAAGATTTCCGCCGTCACGGGCCGCGTGTGGTCGGCCGAGGCAGAGGCGGCTTGGCGCAAGGCCACCATCGACCGCTACCGCCCCAATGAGGATGAGGAGCTGTTCTGCATTCCGGCGCAGGGTGGCGGCTCATGGTTGACACGCGCCCTGGTGGAAAGCCGCATGCGGCCTTATCCGGTGATTCGGTACACGGGAACGCAAGATTTCAACAACTCGACGCCCGAGTTGCGCCAGCGGGTCATGCAGGACTGGATCAACGAAGAGTTGCTGCCGCTGCTCCAGTTCAACCCGAGCCTGCGCCACGCGCTCGGCATGGACTTCGCGCGCACGGGCGACCTTTCCTCAATCGCACCCAATGAGATCGAGACCAACCTGCACCAGCGCATCCCATTTCTCGTGGAAATGAAGAACGTGCCCTACAACCAGCAGCTGCAGGTGCTGTTTGCGATTGGCGACGCGCTGCCACGCAAGAGCGGGATGGTGATCGATAGCAAGGGCAACGGCAGCTACGTGGGTGAGGCTGCGCACGACAGGTACGGCTCGGTGGTGCATAGGCTGATGCCCACCGAGGGTTGGTACCGCGACAACATGCCGCCCTACAAGGCAGCGCTGGAAGACGGAACGTTCTTGCTGCCCAAGCATGACGGGCTCCTGCAGGGCCACCGCGCCATCCGCCTGATACGGGGTGTACCACGCATGCCCGAGTCCACCGACAAGGCGGCTATCGGCCACGGCGACAGCACCATGGCCTGCATCTACTCGCACGCCGCAGCCCGCATGGATTGGGGGCCGACCCACGCCGAGAGCCGACCCCGCAAGAGCCGCCTCGATGTGCCCATGGAGGGCTACTACGAATGACCAAAGGTATCTACGTCACCCCCACCGAGTTCGTCTCGTTCGCCGAGCCCAAGCGCCGCGCATCCACCCTGGGCGAGGAGATCGCAACCCGCGCCAGGTCCATGGACGTGGCGGGCTTTTCGTTCCTGCTGCCCAACCCGGACCCCATCCTCAAGCGCCAGGGCAAGGACATGCGCGTGTACCGCGATCTGCGCAGCGATGCGCACGTGGGCGGCTGCATCCGCCGACGCAAGGCCTCGGTGAAGAAGCTGGAGCGGCGCGTGGTGGCGGGCAAGGCCGGTGCGCGGGCCGTGCGGCGCGCAGAGGACTTGTTCACGGCTCTGGACATGGATCGCGTCATGAACGAGGTACTGGACGGCGTGCTGTATGGCTGGCAGCCGCTGGAGCTGATGTGGGGCCACCGCGCAGGCGCGCTGCAGCCGCTGGACGTGGTGGGCAAGCCGGGCGAGTGGTTCACATTCGACAACCAGGCGCAGCTGCGCTTTCGTTCGCGCGAGCAGCCGCTGCATGGCGAGGAACTGGAGCCGCGCAAGTTCCTGCTGGCGCGGCAGGAGGCGAGCTATGCGAACCCCTACGGCTTCGCGGACCTGTCCATGTGCTTCTGGCCCACCGTGTTCAAGCGCGGCGGGCTCAAGTTCTGGGTGACGTTCACCGAGAAGTACGGCACGCCGTGGCTGGTGGGCAAGCAGCCGCGCGGCACGCCGGGCCCGGAGATTGACGCGCTGCTGGACAAGCTGGAGGCCATGATCCAGGACGCCGTGGCGGCCATCCCGGATGACTCCAGCATCGACATTCTGGAGGCCGGTGACAAGGGCGCGAGCGCCGAGCTCTACAAGGAGCTGCTGATGTTCTGCCGCAGCGAGGTGTCCATCGCGCTGCTGGGGCAGAACCAGAGCACCGAGGCCAGCAGCACGCACGCCAGCGCCACGGCGGGGCTGGAGGTGGCCGAGGCCATCCGCGACGGCGACGCGCGCATGGTGGAGGCCACGTTCAACCAGATGCTGCGCTGGGTGACAGACCTGAACGAGGGCGAGAACGCGCCTGCGCCGACCGTGGAGCTGTACGAGCAGGAGCAAGTGAACACGGAGCAGGCCGAGCGCGACTCCAAGCTCAAGAGCGCAGGCGTGACCTTCACGCCGCGCTACTGGATGCGTACATACAAGCTCGAAAAGGGCGACATCGTGGAGCAGGCCGAGCCTGCGCCTGCGGCCGGGCCCGGCCTGCCCCCCGCACCAGGCGCACCAGCGGTGGAGTTCGCCGAACCCGAGGCCGCAGCCATCACCCGGCCAGCTGCGAGCCTGCTGGGCGCTGCGGCCGCGCCGGTGGTGATGGACTGGGTGCGTGACCTGCGCGCCCTTGTGAACGCTCACGAAGACCCGCAGGCACTTCAGGAGGCGCTGTTTGCGGAATACAGCGAGTTGCCCACCGAGGAGCTCACAGAGGTGATGGCGCTGGCCTTCGAGCTGGCGCACCTGCAGGGCCGCGATCGGGCGGCGTTGGAGGGTGGCCGTGGCTGAGATCGGGGACGTTGCCCGTTCGTCGGTGGAGGGGGCTCGCCAGCAGTTCCAGCAGCAGATCGACTTCTTGCGGCGCAAGCTCAACCTGCCCAGCGAATCCTGGCGTGACATTCAGCGCGCGGCCCATGATCGGGCCTTCGTGGTGGCGGGCGCCACCAAGGCCGATCTGCTCCACGATCTGCGCCAGGCAGTGGACAAGGCCGTGCAGGGTGGCTCTATCGCGGAATTCCGCAAGGGCTTTGCGGAGATCGTGGCAAAGCACGGCTGGACGGGTTGGACTGGCGAGGGCAGCAAGGCTGGCGAGGCCTGGCGCACCCGCGTCATCTACCAGACCAACCTGATGACCTCCTACGCCGCCGGGCGCCGGGCCCAGTTGCTGGACCCCGACCTGGTCAAGCGCCGGCCGTACTGGCGCTATGTCCACAACGACAGCGTGACGCACCCACGGCCGCAGCACAAGCAGTGGGGCGACATGCGGCTCACGCTGCGTCACGATCATCCGTTTTGGGATACGCACTTTCCTCCGAACGGCTGGGGCTGCAAGTGCCGCGTGGTGGCCGTGGCCGCGCCCGGTGAAGGCGATGCCATCACGCCGCCCGAGGACTGGGACGCCATCGACCCACGCACCGGCGCCCCGGCTGGCATTGATGAGGGCTGGGACTATGCGCCAGGCGCGCGGGCCGACGACGATCTGCGCACCTTCGTGCAGGACAAGCTGATCGACTATCCCCCGGCGATCAGCAAGGCGCTCTCTGCCGATGTCAACCGCTACATCAACGCGGATGCCCAGGTGCCCGACTTCGTGCGGGCGGTGCTGGCCGACCGCCAGCGCAAGGAGCCCTTGTGGCTGGGCTTCGTGGAGCGCGCCGACTGGGTGTCATCGGCGGCCGACACCAATGTGCAGGGCTTCACGTTGCTGCTGCCTGCAGATGCGCCCCGGCATGTGCAGCTCTCGCATGGGTTCGACGGCGCTGGCCAGCGGCCGGCGCAGCCCGAAGACTTCGCGCGGCTGGAGTCGGTGCTGAACGACCCGGACTCGCTGCGCGCCGGAGAGAAGTCGCGCCACGGCAACCCCACGGTGGTGGCGACGAAGGCCATCGAGGGCGAAACGTTCCGGGCGGTGTGGGAGGTGCTGGCGGGCAAGCGCAACCGTTCGCTGTCGCTGGTCAGTCTGGTGATCAGGACCGCCAAATGAAAAAGCCCTGCGCTCCGACCAAAACGTTTGAGAACGGGTCCGGTGTTGACTACCGGGGGTCGATGCACGGGGCACCGTCGATTTTACCGAGGGCACAGTGATGGCGCAAATCATCGAGCTCACCGACCGCAGCGGCCTGGACTATATGCACGCCCTGGTGGCGCGCGTGCAGGACATGCGGCCCGTCCTGCCGGAGATCGGCGAGGACTTGACCGAGTCCACAAAGCAGCGCTTCACGACGGCCACCGATCCCGATGGCAACGCCTGGGCCCCGAACAGTGCGCTCACCCTAGCGCGCTACAGCTCCATGTTCGCGCGCAAGAAGGACGGCGAGCTTACCAAGCGCAGCGCCGCCAAGCTGGCGAGCAAGAAGCCCGGCACCGGCGAGACCCGGGCGCTGGGCACCACGATCAACTACCAGGTGCAGGGCAGTGACGCCGTGGGCATCGGCAGCCCGATGGTCTACGCCGGCACCTTCCACTACGGCGCCAAGTCCGGCGAGTTCGGCATGGCTGGCTACAAGACGCGCAACGGCATTTTTCCGATCCCCTGGGGAGACATCCCGGCGCGTCGCTTCCTGGGCGCCTCGGAGGATGACAAGGCCAACATCGTGCGGCTGGTTCAGGGCTATTTGCTGGGGGATTGACCAATGAACGGCTTTTTGCAGCTTTGCGCGGCCATTCTTTTTCTGCTGTGGGATCGCGGCCGGATGTTGCGAGGGGCTTGGCGCCGCAGGGAGTGGCGCAACGTCGTGGTGCAGGGGTTCTGGTTCAGCCTGTGCCTGCTGATTGCCCTCGGGGCTCCCCTCGCTGTAGTCCTGGCCGCATGGGTGGCGTGGAGGTTCTAGCGCCATGGCCAGCAAGCGAAAAATCCGCCGCAATTCCTGCCTGGGCAAGCACCGCTACGCGAGCGCAAAGGAGGCCAGGGCAGCGATTCATGGCCTGCACCAGCGCAAGGGGTTCCAGGGCTACATGCACGCCTACTACTGCGACTTCTGTGGCGGATTCCACTTCGGCCACCCGCCCAAGTCCCGCCGTTCCAACAGGAAGTACCGATAGCGCCGATGGCGGGCGGCCTTGTGCCCCGCTGATAGTTGAAGGAAGCAGGATGACGCTCACTCTGACCTTTGCATGGTGGTGGATTCCCACCGCGATCACCCTTGGTGGCCTGGTGTGGGCACTGTTCATAGTGGATGATGGAGGTGGCATGTTCTCGGGCATCAGCAACCTCTTCGCGCTGGTTCCGGTGCTGGCCATCTCTGTCATCGCGTGGGCTGTGGCGGGAATACTCAAATGAGCGGCCCCTGCCTGATTCTGGAAATATCCAATGCGAAAGACTGGGAGCCGTTCAGGGGCTGCCGGCGCATTCCACCGATCCGCCAGCCCAGCGTTCTGCACCCATCGCGGGAGATCGCCGAGGCCGAGGCATTGAAACTGGCCGCTGACCATCCCGGCCGGATGTTCGCCGTGTTCCAGCTGGCTTTGGCCGCGACCACGACGAAGGTGCCCACGCACATCACGCTTGGCGGTAAAGTGGTGGCCGACCGCGATGTGCCCAGCTTGGTCGAAATAGGCGAGCCTGACATCCCCTTTTAGGCCGAGCGTTGAGCGGAAAGCAAAAAGGCGCCCAATCGGCGCCTCTTTCTCTTCCGGCCTATTCTTTCGCGTAGGGAAAGAGATTTGCAGAACTACGAGCCCACCTTGCCCCAGTTCTTCCCGTTTCTTCCCATTTATCGCGCCGCCCACTCTTCCTTTATCTCACTCCCGTTCACGGCGCACGTTGCGCAGCACCA